TCCACCCAGCCTGCGGCTCTTTTTTCGCTCCAAGCTTTATTTATTCATGCAAGCTTACAGAATGTTCGACTGTCTCCTTCCAGCCTTTGCGCCACATCCTGCTCCAGCCTCCCAGCAACTCCTCCTCTCCAGGTACATAGAATGTCCCATTACGGTACTGTATCTCGTCTGAACCTTTCTTGCGAACGATGATACCTGCTTGGTAGCCTTCAACTAACGGACTGTTAGACAACCGACGCATAAACACATCTTTGCCAACAATTATTTGCGCCTTCTCATTCCCGAACTTCACAAGGTACGCTTCATTGAGAAATGGATTAAGTTTCTGGTACTGGCACAGCTTTAAGAACATCATTACTTCTTGGTCGGTAACCTTACTCGGATCGCCTGATACCAAATAACGCTTGATAATGTCTACACTTAAAGAAACTTCCTCGCCACTCTCGGATTTGTACTTTACAATGCTGTCCATTGTTCTCCCTCCTTACTGGCCAAGTTCTTTTATTTCAAGAACCTTGGACTTTGTTACCTTGATAAGTTCTTGCAACATTTCAGCTGGTAGAACTTGCCTAGCTAATTTAGTATCAATCCTTTCAGAACTTCTTTCTTTAACAGTTACCAAATATTTGCCTGCGACCACTGTTTCGTCTTTTACCTGTGACATGATGATTTCTTTAAGCTCATCTCTGCGTTGTTGTAACTCTTTAATCTCATCACCTAATGTTTCATACTCTTCAACAGTGCTTTCCAAATTTGTGTTCTGCTCCCAATCTTTTGGCTGTATGGCCTTTTCGTAATATTCAGGGAAGCAAACGTTTGTATACGGACAAAATGGCTGTCTGCACTGCCAATTATCCTCGGGATTATACGGTGGCTCAATCTCAACGCCTTGTTCAATCTTAATTGCCAACTCCTCCAACCGCTTTAGCTCGGCCTCTACAAACTCGGCATCGTAAACGACTTCTTCAATATGGTGATCCCAGAACCTCGTCTTTGGAGTATCCTTATTCCGTGCTATCAAATACCCTTTTTCCAGCCCCAACGCATGCAAGTACAACTGCACCTGCGTGAAATACTGCGGATGCGCTTCTCTCAATCCTTTTTCTCGTATCTCTGTAAATGCCCTCTTTGCTAAAGCCTTTGCCTCAAGCAATACTGTTACACCTTCATTATTGGTAGCTAATCCATCAATGTGTCCAACCAGTAACTCCTTATCATGGTAGAAAATAGTAACTTCCTTCTGCTGGCTATGTAACACATACGGCCCATTTGGTAAGTTCTCGCATGCCCACTCCAATATGGACTGCTCATGCATGTTGCCTTCAGCAAAAGCACGCTCTGAACCTTCCCACAATGGAAGCCCTTCTACACCCCATGCCTCAAGTTCTATGCTTCTCGGACAAGCTCCTGCACTGCTTACACGTAACGCCATGGCTACCACGTAAACCCTTCCTGCTCAAGCATACGCATTACTTCAAACACTTTTGCATACTCGCCTTGGAGCTCTGCCTCGCATGAGTCACCATCAATGTAAATGAACGTGAACCCCAAATCATCCAACAACTTTACGTACGCCCCAATGTCGGGACAGCACATCACATGCACTGTCAAAGTGCTGAACTCTTCATCATTTGTAAAGTCAACGAACCTCGTCAATGTTTTCATGTTCTCCCTCCTTCTTCTTCTCATCCTCAATTACGAGGATGTCCAATGGGCTAATGTCTAAAATCTCACAAATTTGATTAATCCTCGCTAACGATGGAACTACCTTGCCGCTTTCAATATAGTAATATCCATCGCCAGCATACCCCATCAATTGCGACATCTTGTGCTTTGTCAATCCACGATAAGCCCTCCACATTCTCAACTTCGCCACGTCTAACACAATCTTTGCCATACTTACTCCCTCCTTTCATGTTATCTCTTTATATACTATACCATTTTTCGCTATATGTCAATACCTGCACAATACCACAAATAAAAACGCCCTCCGAGTAGGAGGGAGGGGAGCACCTCGGAGGGCAACGCCTATATTAAAGTAATAGGAGGCTAATTCGCTAACTCATCCCACGCTTCGCCAAGTTCCGTCTTTAACTCCTTCAAGGCAGCTTCTATTAATCCCTTTACTTCCTCTTGCGTCAATTGTATACCTATCTTGCCTGCCGCATCGGACAACCACTCTGCCGCTTTGTCATACTTCTCTGCTCCGCCCAAATCCTTATATGCCTGCTGGACAAACAATACTGCAACTCGTGCCAATTCTCGCTTGGTAGCAAGCTCTCGCACTACCGCTTCCAACTTCTCTGTCCCTATTCGCTTCTGCAACCATGCTATCGCATATCCAACAAGTATCGGGACAAGGATAGCGATGATATCGTAAAGTAACTGTAAAAATAAGTCATGCATTTTACTTACCNCCTTTCAATGTTTCATANANCTTTGCTATCATNGTNGCTACTTCCGCTTTTGTAGCTGGCTTGTCTGGATAGAAATATCCTTTTTCATCGCCCTGCACAATTCCCAAATCGTACAACTCTTTTATGTACTTATACGCCCAGTGATTTGCTGGCACATCCTTAAACATGGAAAGCACCTCCTTCACCTTAGGCATTCCAAAGAAAAGCAATATACCGTTAGCTATACCTACTGCACACTTTCTCTGGAACGCCTTATTTTTCAATAATACCTCTTCCTCGGGATTGCTAATAAATGCCAACTCCACCAACACGGCTGGCATTTTCGTATAACGTGTTACGTAATAATTGCCTTGTTTGACTCCTCTGTCCCGCAACCCGATCTGCTTCACCAACTCTGTTTGAATGAACTGTGCTAAAGTCTTGCTTTTGGCGTCTTTCGGATAATACCATGTTTCTGTTCCATGGGCTGTTCTATCATCTGCCGCATTGCAGTGCACCGACACAAACACATCGGCTTTGGAATTATTTGCTACATCACACCTGGCTTGTAGCTCATTTGGTTGCTTGGCTGTTCTCACATCTTTATCGCTCTCCCTTGTCATTACCACATCCACACCCGCATTTTTAAGTACATCTCTGAGCTGTAAAGCAACCTGAAGCGTAATATCCTTTTCTTTCGTCCCGAAATACCCTACAGCGCCAGGTTGAGTGCCACCATGCCCAGCATCAATGCATATCTTCATCGTCGCTCCCTCCCTTCTTTGTCTCTTCTCTCTTTATACCTGCCAATGCCCACAATTCACCAGTGGTAAATGCGAACCAGCTTGCGATGAGCGTTGATGGTTCAGACCCAGTATGCCAATATATCACTAACACCGCCACCACAAACACCGCATTAAGCAATATCACCCATCGCACTACTTTCTTAGAAAAACGCTCTTCAGTCATCTTTCTCATCTCTCGTCCTTGCAAGTAGCTCGTCTATCTTGGTTTCTTGCCTTGCCATCTGCACCTCAATTTGGTGCAATACAGCCATCAACTCACGCAACGCCTTTGTATTGTTATCAATCACAGCCAATAGTTCCCTGCTATTATCAGGCTTAGGAGTGCCGATAATCTTCACAAACACGTAACCAAGTATGGCTATTGCAAAAATTGCAATACCGTATTGAGCTATTTCTGCCCCTGGCATCCCGCACCTCTCCGTTCATGTAAACCAGATTTTCAGGGTTTCAGATATCAGATACCCGGAATAAAAGCGGAGCGGAACCCGAGAGCCGTGTTGGAGTGCGAACGGGAGCGATTGCCGCCCAGGTAGAAGACACCGGCGCTGGCACCGTCGCCCCAGTAACCGCCGCGAAACGCGAGCCCTTCAAGGCCTGCACCGTTGTTCATATAGAAATAATCTCCGCCATGATCTCCGTTGTCTGCAGGGTAAAGTGCAAGGGCTTTGAGAATTTCAGGAACAGTGCTAACTTCTGCAGCTTTTCCGAGGTTTTTGAACTCTGTTCCTCTCGATGCATCTGCCTGGTTTGTTATTGTTTTACAAAGTGTTATTGTGCTGCCCACATAGTCCCATTTCAAAGTTCCATCGTCACCTGGATCTGTTAAAGATCCGTCTTCGAGAATAGCTCTCCAGAGTGTGCTTCCTGATGCCTGACTGTTGTTAGGATCTGCAGCGTTGTTGTTCGGAAGTATATGAATTTCGCCACCTAATGTACGGTAGCCACCACACCATTCCCATACGTTACCGTTTAAATCCCATATTCCCGTTACTTCTCCGTTGTGGCTCCATGTTACTGGGCCTGTACCGGTGGCCACCCTTCCTATGTTTGAACCGCTCATATATGTCGGAATCGCGACGACCGTGCTCTCGGTGTGGTCCTTGCCGTAGTTGTTATTTCCTTTGGGCATGAGGCCATTCTTCCTGCACCAGAGTGCAATGGCCGCCCATTCCGCATGCGTCATGAGATGCCAGCCTGGGCCTTTTGCTTCGCAGGCCTGCCTTGCAGTATCAAAGCTTACGTTCACAGCTGGATCCTCTCCTGGTAAGCTGTAAGCTCTGCCGTTGTGGATCACGTTCTGGAATTTAGAAATATAAATCTCTGGAACTTCGATACCATTCACTATAAATGCAGGGTGCGTGCTATCGCTTCCGCCGTCGATAACGTCCTTAATCTTGAATTTAGGAATGCGCACCATTACACTGGGTAGTCCTTTGTCGTCCAGGATGATTTCATTTCCTGGGCATGTTGCTTTGAGTGCTAAATTTACCAAATCAAAATTAGCCATTTGTCAGTCCTCCTTTACATTTCTGCTGGTACCGGATGTTCAAGGCTCCAGAGCGTCAAAACGACATCCTCCATGTCTATTGGTAGTGGCTCTGGAGTTTCCTCTTCGTTCTCCGGTTCTGTGTATTTGATTTCAGGGATATCAAGCTGCGCTACATAGTACAGGCCTTCTCCTGTGCCTATAACCAGCTGCTTGTCTCTATTGCTGCAAATATCAATATGCACTGGCCAGTCCCTTTGGTATTTTGCAACGTTAATCGTGAGCTCGTCGTCTCCAAAGGTTATTTTTGTCCCGGTTACTTCATAGGCGATTTTCGGGCCTTCGTTCTTTTCGATTACCTTCATACGAGCATTCCTCCTTTAATCCTTAATTTCAATGTTACGCTTGTAGCGCTGCCATCAAAGGCAATCTTAAAACCGTTCAGCTGCTTGTCAAAAACGGTAATGTCTCCGACATTACCGTTTGCGCTTACTACCTCCCAGCTCACATCGTAGTTTAGGGTCTTCCTGGTAGTCACTAAACTCACGGTGTAGGCACTGTCATTGAACGGGAATTTCAGGGTGTTGGTAAGGGTGACGGTTTGAATTTCATTGAGAAACTCGGCCGCGAAATCCGCCACCTTCTGCCTAATCCATCGTTCAAACTGGATGAAGTAATGCAGGAATACCTGAAAGGCCGTATGGGCATCCTGAATCCCATTTTCTACATTGTTGAGGTTTCTAGCACTTAAAGGGGTCCCTTGTTGTATCACTTGCCCGTTTTGGTCTACCACATGGTCTTGCCAAAAAGTATTGCTATACAATTTTTACACCTCCTGTAATTTGATCTCAAACAATGTGAGAAGTCCTCGGGTACTATCTTTGGTTATGTTTTCGTTCCTCGTCAGAAAAGCCTTGCCGTCATAAGTCATTAGCCTATATTGCGTTATCTGGCCTATAATTGTCTCATCAGCATATACGAAAATTTTTATTGAATTAGTTGTCACCTCAATTGTCTGAATATTAATGTCTTTATATTGCCCGTTTACTAGCACCTGTGCCTTGTAAAGTCCATTTTTAAGCGCCTTAAACAGGAAATTCACCCCATCCTGTGTGATCATGCGACCACCTCCATTCCGCAGTAGGTTGTTTCGCTAACCTTTATAAATAGCACTGACAGCCATGCCCACTTATCGCCACTTGCGTTTTCTCTATATCGCCTGCCAAGTGTCGTGACTACTTCTTCGCCAGAAACATCGACCGTGCCACACAGTTTCAGAATTTCGGAAAACCAGCGATTGAACACCACCATAGCTTGCAGTTCGTGCAAAAATCCTAGAATAACTTGATACGTCAAATGTGCTGGTTTGTTGTCTTCTATCTGCTCAAGTATCTTTTCAAATGCAGTTCTTAGGCTCGTTTTAACCAAAAGTACAACGTCGAAGTTATACTCTCCGTAATGCTCAATCACGTCAACACTATCTGCAACACCATCTAGCAGTTTTTTAAACCGTTCTCGTGTTACCGGTGGCTGCATAATCAGCTTGCTTTTCAGTAATCTTCTCCGTTCCTCGATTGAATATGCTTCTGTTTTAAGCCCCAGAAACTCATCCCATAAATTTAGTCCCCATGTGGCCGTATCTATGAAAAACTGCTTTAGTATCTCATCGAGCGCCGTATACAGCATATCAAGTTCTGTGCCCTGCGCTTTGGCTATTGCTCCCATCACCCTGCTGGTTTGGTAGTATTCCGGCAAGTACTGCATGATTCTTTCTTTACTCATTGTAGGTCACCATTCCTAATACGGCTTTCCCGTTCTCGGGAACAACGATGTTTCCAGTGCCACCGTTTATAAGCAAGCCAGAATAGTCGCTTACTCCTTTTGTTTCAAAGATTATTTTACCGATAGCAGCATAACGCACTGTCTCGCCTATTCCCAAGCCGTTAATATAACTGGCCAAGGCAGTTTCTAAATTGGCTTTAACCGCAACAGGGTCGTATCCAGGTTGATAAAATAGTGTAACGTTTATGTCCACTGTCACTACTCCTGGCGCCTCTACCGTCACGCTTGCCCCTATGGGTGCCTTCCCTTCACCTTGTCCTGGGGCTGGTGCAATGTAATTCTGCACTTGCTGGATAAGCTCCGCTCCTGCTGGCGCTCCAGTACTATCAGTAATAATCACTTTAACAGTCCCTGGCCCGTTCCATAGCGGTATACATTTTGCTTCACCTACGCCGGGTACCTCCTTCGCCCAACGCTCATAATCGTATTTGTTCCCCGTGCCAGGTGGATATTGCACCTGCAACAGCAGCCGTTCTAACAGACTTTCATCGCTTTCTTCGTCTAATCCGCCTGAAGTAGGCATGGCATTGTTGACAGAGCTAACACCATGTAGTGGCTGCGCCAACAAGGATATAGCACCGGCGGCTACGTTTCCTGATGTCCCTGACTCCACTGCTTCAATGTTCACTGTGACTGTTCCGTCCGATCCTATTGTTGAATCTTCTGTGGTCACAAAAAACACCGCCGGAGCCGTCTCGCTTCCTACGGTGCTTACTTGCGTTCCTGCTGGGATAATCGTTCCAGGGGTGCCGGTGAATGTCACCTGGCCGGTAGCCTTGACCGCCGGTTTGCGGGTAAGGCCATGTTCTGCAGCTCGCAGGTCCAAGTATTCACCAAATGTGGTTTGTGCGAATCCTCTCCGAAGAACTTCCTGTGCCCATATTACCGCTTGAGCAAGTTCGGCAGCTACAGGAGCAAGAGCATCATAAATAAAACTCCCTTCGCTTTTGTCCAAGTCAGCAGGTAGTGCATTAAGCATTCGTCGTAAAATTGCTTCAAATGTCTGGTCCTGCAAATATTCCGGAAGTTCAGCCATTCAATACCACCTCCAATCGCGCCGACTCGCTGATAACCGGCACGGCGGTGAAACTCACCTTCACCGCGTCGCCTTCCCACTGAAAAGCAAAATCCTTCACTAGTTCGGTCCTCGGATCTACCAACAGGGCTTCGGTAATTACCCGCTCTAGTTCCGCTTCCACGGCTTTTCTT